CATCCGGCCACTGACTGCCAACCTGGTACGGCGAAGTGCTTCGGCGATCGCTTGCGAAGCCATCTTTGCTTCACTCTTATCAGATGACCTAAGCTTGATGCTAAGTGCCTTCGCCGGCTGATCGGTCGACCCATCAACTGGTTCACCGTTTTGGCCATCGCCTTGATCGAGCGCAGTTGCGTCTCCATGACCGACGAAAGTCGTCGTCAATCCGACCTTGTAAACATCATCCCAAGCTTCGGCTTCCATGCCGAGTTCTCGCTTAGCTTCTGCTCGAGTCAGCA